TTCCAGAAAAAGATAGGTCAAAGACTGACCGAAAAGACCAAGTCCGCTTGGCATCCCCACCTAGATGTAACAGCAAATTCACTTCTCCGCTGGATGGATGAAGATGATTGAACGCATTTACATACCAACCGCAAAAAGAGAAAATAATCAAATTACATATAATAATTTGCCCGATGAACTAAAGAAAAGAGTTATAATGGTTCTGAGACCAGAAGATAGATTTTTATATAATTATGATTGTGAATATCTTGTAGTGCCAACACAGATTGTAGGTACGTACACAGAATTAGCACAAACTAGAGAATTTATTCATAAACACGCTGGTGCAATCAAATATGCAATGGTCGATGATGATATTATTATCAAGCGAAGAAACGCAAAGTATTGGACTGGAAAGTCTAATATGGAAAAGTCTAGGCGGACTGCTACAACTGAAGAAATTTCTGAGATGTATGAAGTTGTGGATAAATGGTTAGATGAGTCAGATATAGGTATCGTTGGACTTTCGTGGCCAGATGCACCTCCTGGTGATAAACTATACCGAGATACGACAAATGTAAACACATATGTTTTTTATGATGGAAGAATGATATCCGAAGTTATCGAAGAAATGGATATTTCTTCCGTAAGAGTTTCAGAGGATATGTTGTTTCTTTACGAAGCATTATCACGAGGGATAAATAGTAGAAAAGCAGAAGAATGGATGTTTGATAATAGAAGTCAAGTTGATAAAGACTTACAAGATTCCAGAATTGTTTGGAAAGGTATGTTTGAAGGTAAAGATACACCTGAAGATTATTTCCAAACTGAAGAACATTATAACTGTATGAGATATATCCAAAAGAAATATCCACACGGTGTAAAGATATTTGAGAAAGATGGTAAAATGAAAAATGTGAAATATTGGAAGAAAGTCTATAAACCAAAAAATAGTAACACACTTGAAGGATTTATGAAGTGATTGAACGCATTTACATTCCTACTATCCGAAGGACTGATAATCAAATATCATTTAATAATCTTCCCAAAGAGTTACAGAGAAAAGTCATAATGGTAGTAGAGTCTGGCGAACGCCATCTTTACAATTATGATTGTGAATATCTTGAACTACCAGAAAAGATTGTCGGTGAATTCTATCAACTAGCAGAGACAAGAAAATTCATCTACGAACACGCAGGAAAGATTAAGTATGCAGTAATGGATGATGACCTCATCATCCGACGTAGAAATTCAAAGTATTGGACAGGCAAATCAAATATGGAAAAGTCTAAACGAGATGCCATTCCCGATGAAATTTTACTAGCATTCGATACGTGTGATAAGTGGTTAGATGAACCAGATATTGGAATTGTTGGTCTAACTGACCAGTCAATAGGAGCACCGCCTCCACCTGTAGAATATCAAAATACTGTTTTTGTCGCAGGACTAATATTCATTGATGGTGCGAAGGTACAACAAGAACTACACGATATGGATATCACCTCAGTCAGAATAGCAGAGGATTTGATATTCATCTATGAATGTTTATCACGAGGAATCAATACCAGAAAGTCTATAGAATGGATGTTTACTAATGGCTCAGCCAAAAAGGGTATGACAGAAACTTCACTAAGTGGTACTGGACATAATTCCTCAGACTTACATTACGATGCCCTTAAATATATTCAGACAAAATTTCCAAAAGGTATTAAACTTTATGAAAAGGATGGTATACGTAAGAACCGCAAATATTGCAAAAAAGTTTACACGCCTAAATTGAACACAACACTAACTGATTTTATGCAATGACAGGAGCCCCCGAAAATTATCCTCAATATCCTTTGTATATTATATCCAAAGGACGTGCAGAGAGTATGATTACTTCAAAGAGTTTATCTCGGATGAAGATTTATCACTATATTGCAATTGAACCTCAAGACGAAGAACCATACGAAAAAGCTCTTGATAAATTTAAGCTCCGCCCGTATGCTAAACTCCTTCTTTTGCCTTTTGCTAATCACGGAGACGGACCTGGGCGAGCTAGAAACTGGTGCTGGGATCACTCAATGGACGTCCTTGATGAAGAGTGGCATTGGGTGATGGATGATAACATTGCAGATTTTTATCGACTTCAAAAGAACTTTAGATACCGAGTTGAAAATGGTGCTTTGTTCAGATCGTGCGAAGATTTTTGTAATAGATACGAAAATGTCCAAATGTCAGGTCTACAATATCGATTCTTTCTTGCCCCTAATCAGAAGTATCCTCCGTATGTAAAGAACACACGAATATACTCTTGTAATCTTATTAAGAATTCTGGAGTCCATAGATGGAGAGGTCGGTATAACGAAGATACAGACTTATCGCTACGTATCTTGAAAGATGGAGATTGTACGGTCCAGTTCAATCATTTCCTTCAAGGTAAATGTGCAAATCAGACTGTAAAGGGTGGTAATACGGAAGAATTCTACCACGTTCAAGCTACAGATAATGAAGAGTTACAAGAGACTGGGTATAATCCAGAGGGCACTATTAAGAAAAGCCAGATGTTAGTGGATATGCATCCGGATGTTTGTCGCATAGTATGGAGATATGGAAGATGGCATCATTTTTGTGACTATACTCCATTCAAGAAGAATGAGTTAAAGTTTAAAAAAGGGTTGGCCACTATCACCGCTGGGGACAATAATTATGGACTCGTTTTAACGAATACGGATAAGAAAGGCAATAGAGTATGATTCGTGAAAACGATTGGATTAATTTTCCAAATGGATTAAATCAAGATGCTTGTGATAAAATAATAAATTTAGCGAAAGATGAATTGGAACCAGCCGACGAAGAAATTCACGATAGACCTATAGGACCGGAATTCCCAAATGATATTGTATGGACAAATGAACAATGGATATATGATTCTGTTTGGAAATATATGTCAAAAGCAAATGAAGAATCTGGATGGAAATATGATATTAGATCCGCTGAGATTTTTCAAATTGCCCGATATAAAAGGGGTATGTTTTACCAATGGCACGCCGATGGCAAAGGAGATCATTTTGCTGCCTATGATCTTCCTAAATTTAAAGTTGTAGACGGCCTTATTAGAAAATTATCAATGAGTGCAGTTTTGAATGATGATTATGAAGGTGGAGAATTACAAATAATCAAATATGATCATATAACACCTTTATTGGAAAAACCTTGGACTGACGCTGATCCTGACAATCTCATTTCTACAATAGAAACAAAAAGGGGATCCATCGTGTTATTTCCTTCTGATATATACCATAGAGTTACGCCTGTGACAAAAGGAATTAGATATTCATTGACACTTTGGTTTTTAGGACCGCCGTATGTATAGTAAGAAAGGCAATAGAGTATGATTAGAAGTAATGATTGGGTTTGTTTTCAAGATGGAGTAGACAAAGAGACTTGCGATAAAATGATAAATTTAGCGGAAAATAAGTTGCCTAAAATATCAGACGAAGCAGAAACATACGATAGACATATTGAAAACTTTGAAGATCAGTCGAAAACTGATATTTGTTGGGCAAATGACCAATGGATATATGATCTTGCTTGGTCATATATGGCACAAGCAAATGATGAATCTGGATGGAAATATGAGATTCATACCGCTGAAAATATACAAATCGCTCGGTATAAAAAAGGAATGTTTTACGATTGGCATCCAGATGGTAAAGGAGATCATTTTTCTGCTTATAAGAGTATAATTAATCCATTGGTCCACGGTCGTGTTAGAAAATTATCGATGTCCATTTTTTTGAATGATGATTATGAAGGTGGAGCTTTTGAGTTTGCTACATTTCATCATCAAGGAACAGTAATGGAAGAAACGTGGAAAGACCGTTCTGCACCTGGCTACCAGATTCATAGTCCGGAATGTAAAACAGGATCAGTTCTTGTGTTTCCTTCTGATATGTGGCATAGAGTTACGCCTGTGACAAAAGGAATTAGATATACGTTAGTTGTTTGGTTTTTAGGGCCACCCTTCCTTTAACCGAAACTATAAATAGTTGGTATGAGTTTAATGAAAATAATCTGAAACGGGAGTGATTGACAGAATGGTAGAACAAAGGGAGAATCTAGTACGAAAGAGGGATGGGGCACTAGAGCCCTTAGATTATGATAAAATACATAAAATGCTGGAATGGTGTTCTAATGGATTGAACGTATCCGTTTCTGAAACTGCTATTACTGCCCATATTAAAATTGTTAATAAAATCTCTTCACGAGATATTCAACAAACATTAATTAAGTCAGCCGCAGAAAAAATAAGTCCAGAGATGCCAGATTACGATATTTTTGCTGGGCGTCTGCTGATGATTGATATGCGGAAACAGGTATATAAGGACATTAAACCTACTCCATTTCTTGACTATATAAAAAATCACGTAGACAGAAAACTATACTCACCAGATATTCTAAAAAAATATACAGAAGAAGAAATAGCAGAACTCGGCACATTTTTGGATTATGATAATGATATGAATCGCGGATATGCTTCCGTTGTTCAATTAGAATCCAAATATTTAATCCGAGATGCAAAGAATAAAGATATACTTCTTGAAGCACCACAGGAAACTTTTATGATTATTCCTATGGTCATTTTTGCCGATGAGAATTCT